ATCATCATGGATACCGGTGACATGAGCACTTTATCCCCAGCCATCGCAATGACTGAAGCTGCAGATGCTGCAATCCCGTCAATCTTCACTGTGACATTCCCTTCATACTCACGGAGCATGTTATAAATCTGAGCTGCCGCTACGCAGTCACCACCAGGTGAATTGATCCAGACTGTAATATCACCACTTCCGCTTACCAGTTCTTCCTTGAAGAGCTGTGGTGTCACATCATCATCGAACCAACTATCCTCAGCGATTGTGCCGTTTAGGAACAGCACCCTTTCGGTCTGTTCCAGATTTGTTTCCTGATTCAGAACCATTCTGTTCTTCCAGTTCCAAAACTTCTTCATTCTGGTTGTCCTCCTTTCCCGCAAAAATTCCTGCGTCTTTTAACTTGGTCATATTTCCATTGATGAGGTATAAATCTCCTCCCTCTTCTGCAGGAATACGGTCAAGATTTTCAAGTTCCCTGATATCATTGGCACTCATCCAGCCGTTCTGTCTTCCAATGGCATATCCATTCATACGACTCTGATAATCACCACGAAGCAGACCGTCCACATTGAACTTGACGAAGTACTGTGTTTTCTCATCCGTAGAAAAAAGAGAACGGACAATTGCCTGTTCCCATCTTGTAACCCATGGGTCTAAGGTATATTTCACGAACTCCAATGACTGCTGCTCAATATTAGAAAAGCTCGACTTCTCCAAGTCACCTACCATATGTGGAGGTACTCGGAAAATTCGAGCTATTTCGTTAATTTGAAATTTTCTTGTTTCTAAAAACTGTGCCTGTTCCGGAGAAATGGAAATTGGTGTGTATTTCATTCCCTCTTCTAAAACAGCTACTTTATTTGCGTTGGAACTACCACCAAATGCAGACGTCCAACTTTCTCTTACTCGTTTCGGATCTTTTACCGTTCCCGGATGTTCCAAGATGCCACCCGGGGTCGCACCGTTTGCAAAGAACTTTGCTCCATACTCTTCGCAAGCAATCGCCATTCCAATCGCATTCTTTGCCATTGCAATTGGCGAATATCCGACTAATCCATCAAATCCAAGTCCTGGAATATGAAGTACATCCGATGGTTTTAGATTGACCATGCTACCATTCATCGTCGGTGCATCATCCTTACTGGTATTGTATTGATAATAAAGCTGACCGTTATCATCTCTATCCACCTTCATACGATTTGGCATCAGCGGATATAATGCAATGATTTCTCCCTTACCGTTACGGATAATCTGGGCATAAGCATTACCCCAAAGAAGTAAATGCGTCATCAATGTTTCCCTGAACACAAAGGAAGACATCTCCGGATTCGGCTCATCGTGGAGCAAAAAATAAAGCGGATGTTTCACCGCCTTTTCCTTACCACCATCTCCGTTGTATTTGTAAACATGAAGCGGAAGACTCGCTACTGCCTCTGACAAAATACGGACACAGGAATACACTGCTGTCATCTGCATGGCAGAACGTTCATTGACGTTCTTTCCACTGGAACTGCCACCGGTAAAGAATCGGTATGCACTACCAGCTGTGGCATTCTGTGGCTTGTCTCTTGATTTAAAAATATTTGATAGAATTCCCATTCTTCATCTTCTCCTTATACTAAAAATTTGCATAATAAAAGGACCCTGTATTTCTACAAGATCCTTAAAACAAACGTATGATATGTAATTTAATCTAATTTATCTTTGTTTCACTGACAGCTTATTACACGAGTACCTCCAGATATGTTTTCATAATATCTCCGCATTTTAGCATTTCTGCGTAGCGAAGCAGTCTATTGAGATTTCTATCTTTTCGTCTCAGGTAATTCACAAGAATTTCCTTTGTTTCTTCAATACCTACTTTTTCACGGAAGAAAACAATATCCACAACCGTTTTTTCGATATCATAGATTTTGAATTGGTTTTTACCATCACGGATTGTTTTGACCCCTATTTCAAAACGATCATCTGCATAATAGTATACAGACAGTGTAGGCCAATCCGGCATTGTTGAAACTTTTGATTTTCTTTGAATAGCTACATCAATCGAATCTGGTCTATACGTTGTCAGATTATAATAAGCTGCCGCACTCATAAGGCAAACCACACCTTTTGGAGCATATGCTGACACATAATAAAAATCAGATTCTTCTCCTTGGTAATTTGTATTCTCATAGTATTTTTTATTTAGTTTTAGCAGTGTTCCATCATCAACCATCTGATTGATTTTATAATGAGAAAAACCTGCCGCTTTTAGTTCTTCAACAGAAAATATCATCTGGTCTTCAGGAAGCTTTCGTTCATTCATCATTCATATCACCTCAATCAAAGCTTTCCCATTTTTTACGATTATAATTTCAATATTTTTCGGCTAATTTTAATAACTGCCGAATTTCATTTAAATTATATCTCTAAATGTTTACCTTGTCAATCGTGTGATAATGAAGACTATATAAACAAAATTCCCCTAGAATCGTAAACACTTTCCGTATTTGCATTCCCGCATCGTATTGCTCTATCTAGTCCCATAATTGTTGCAATAGCACCATCAATCTTCTCCGTAGACTTTTCCTTATCTGCCTTAATATTTCCAGCCGGATCATTACGGATATAAATGTTATCCATCATCCAGCGAAGTACCGGATGTCCACCATGCGCTAGTTTCTTTTCTAGTGTAAGTTTCATTAACTCTTTCGTTGGCGGACTCATGTCTTTGAATCCCTGTCCAAAAGGAACCACAGTAAATCCCATGCCCTCTAAGTTCTGGACCATCTGCACTGCTCCCCAGCGGTCAAATGCAATTTCACGAATATTGAATCTTTCCCCAAGACTCTCGATGAACTTTTCAATAAATCCATAATGAACAACATTACCTTCTGTAGTCATGAGATACCCTTGCTTTTCCCAGACATCATACGGTACATGATCTCTTCGGACTCGAAGTTCCAACGTTTCTTCCGGAATCCAAAAGTAAGGCAGAATTGCATATTTATCATCTTCATCCTCTGGCGGAAATACCAATACAAAAGCCGTGATGTCTGTGGTAGACGATAAGTCCAAACCACCATAACATACACGGCCTTCTAATCTATCTTCATTTGCCGGAAATGCACAGGCATCCCATTTATCCATTGGCATCCAACGAACAGCCTGTTTTACCCATTGGTTCAAACGAAGCTGTCGGAATGCATTCTCCTCCCCTGGGTTTTGCTTCGCTGATTCGCAAGCAGCTTCTACTTTATCAATTCCAACTGTTACTCCCAGTGATGGATTTGCTTTTTTCCACACTTCTGGATCGGTCCAATCATCATCCTCGTCCGCACCGTAAATCACAGGATAAAAGGTAGAATCGATTTTTCTGCCTTCCAAGATATCCTTTGCTTTTTGGTGTGTTTCATAACAAATACTATTCGTATCTGTTCCGGCTGTTGTAATCAGAAAATACAAAGGCTGCATTCTACTGTCACCGGAACCCTTAGTCATGACATCGAACAACTTTCGGTTTGGTTGGGTATGCAATTCATCAAACACTACACCGTGAATATTGAATCCATGCTTCGAATAAGCTTCTGCTGACAGCACCTGATAAAAGCTGTTGGTCGGTAAATATACAATACGTTTCTGCGAAGCAAGAATTTTCACTCTTTTATTCAAAGCAGGACACATTCTCACCATATCCGCAGCAACTTCAAATACAATGGATGCCTGTTGTCGATCCGCTGCACAGGAAAATACCTCTGCTCGTTCCTCATAATCTCCACAAGTAAGCAGCAAAGCAACTGCTGCCGCCAATTCACTTTTTCCCTGTTTCTTCGGAATTTCAATATAAGCAGTATTGAACTGCCTGTAACCATTTGGTTTGATAATTCCAAATAAATCTCTGATAATCTGTTCCTGCCAGTCAATCAGTTCAAATGGCTTTCCTGCCCATCGTCCTTTCGTGTGGCACAAACATTCAATAAAGGAAACTGCATAGTCCGCCAGTTCCTGGCTGTATGTAGAATCCTTCGCCATGAACTTTGTTGGCATATATTTTTT